ACCATGATGAAAACAATTAAATTTGTCGGCGCAATGTTTGCAAATGGACGCCCCGGAAAATTCCCGACGTTGGAAGAACTTTATAATAAATGTTTCCCCGGCGAAACATTCCCGGCGCATGATGCGTTGGAGGACGTGAAAGCCTGCAAACGTTGTATTCCGGTTTTGGTGGAAAATGGTATTATAGAACTGAAACCAAAAGAATATCCGGCGGAACAATTGAAGTTTAACCCGGAACCGGAACCCGCAAAGACCAAAAAGGTAAAAAGGGAAGTTTTAGTTCACGACCCGAAACCGATATTTGCACCGGATGCAGAGCCGGAAAACAAGGTTGCAAAATTGTTAAATGAAACAGACTTTTAAATTATGAACGAAAAAAAAATGTGCATTGATTGCGTGGATTATCCGGTATGTTGTTTGTCCGGTCGTTGTGCTGATGATGAACCGTGCGAGTATTTCCAAGAAGAAACCGACCCGGAGGAACCGGGAAACAATAAAGATTAAAAATTATGAGCAAAAAAAAACAAAATGTTATGCCGATTCCTACAAAGGAAAAGTTTTCATTATCGAAAGTAAAGTTATTGAAAGATGGCGGGTTAGACGTACATTATGAAGTAACGGAAGTTGTCGGAAATGAGAGTTACACGAACAAATACCATGTATTGAGTGCAAAAGACATACACCCGGATTTGCGTAATTTGTTTAAAGATTTGCGCCCGATTATGGGACGTGTATTCAACATAACGTCATTTAAAACCATGATGGCAACGCCGGAGTTTAAAGCAACAAAGAAACAAACAGATATTACAGCCGCATTTGCGGAAGAATGTTTGGACAATATAGAGGTTAGGGGCGTTTCTTTGTCCGGGCAAGATGATAACGTAGGCGTCGTTTTAACCGGATTGTTTACCGTATCAAACAATCAGAAAACAGCAATCAATACCCCACGAATGAAATATAACGTTGAAACGTTCGGTTTTGAGGAAGAGTTGGAAAACATTGTTTGCGATATTGAAAACGAGGTTTACGAATTTATGTTTGAGGGCAAAAAGGCGCAAATGGATTTGTTCGGGGCTGATGGGGAACCCAACCCGTTAGTTTATGTAAATGATGCAGACAACGAAAATGAAAATGATATGTTCCCGGAAATGGCAGACCCGGCGGACGATACAGACAATATGTAATGGAGCCAATATTGTTGACCGAGCGTTGCGAATATGAATATTGCGTTGCACGTGGTTACGAACCGTTATTGGATATTCGTAATTTTCGGTTAGATATACGGTTGCGTGTTGAGTTACAACGGGAAGTGTTCGGGAATTGCGTTTTAGGACGTGGCGACATTCCCGTTGCCAACCAACGGTTTTTCCGGTGGGTTTGGGAGCATAAGCCGCACAGATGCGAAGAATGTTTAAAGCCGTTACGGAATTATTCCGCCGTTTATTGTTCGCATATATTGACCCGTGGAGCGTTTCCCGAAATGGCGCATGATGCAAGAAATATAAATATACTATGTTTTGAACATCATTCATGTTGGGAGAATGGGGATAAAACGAAAATGTGTATATATCCGGGCAACGTCCGGATTATTGAATTGCTTAAAAACGAATACAGAAGTTTGAAAATATGAGGACGAAAAAAAAAAGAACACCCGATTACGGGGCAATTTCCCGCCGTTCAATCCAAAATGATTTTAAAATGGTACAAAGGTACCCGGAAAGGGAGAAACGCCCGCAAATCGAAAATCCGCCCGAAATAAATGCAGAAAGACGGGTTTTGTTTGTTGGCGAAAATTCAAGTTATTACAAATTGCGTTCTTTCATTGTTGGTAAATTGGTTCGATTGGTTCAAAAATCAAGCGTCGGCGGTTGGGTATGTGAGTTCGTACACGACGACGACCGAAAAGCGATAAACCATGCCGCCGGATGGTCGGACAATAAGAAACAATATTTGTTGGATTGCGTAAAATTCAAGTGACATGAAAATAAAATCAGAAACCGGATATAAAATTGCGTTATACACGTTCGTGATGTTAACGGTTGCGTCTTATATGTGGGCGTTGTATAGTATCATTGTTTGGATAATTAAAACGTTTTTTGTATGAGTGTAAACAAGGTTATTTTGATGGGGCATACCGGAAAAGACCCCGACGTTAAAACGTTTGATAATGGCGGAGTTGTCGCACAATTCCCGTTGGCAACAACCAAAAGAGGATTCACGACAAAAGACGGCAGAGAGATTCCGGAACGTACAGAGTGGCACAACATTGTATTGTCAAATGGTTTGGCAAAGATAGCCAGGCAGTACGTTAAAAAGGGCGATAAATTATACATTGAGGGGGAATTGAGAACCCGCAGTTATGAGGACAACAACGGCGTTAAATATTTTATTACCGAGGTTTACGGGTATGATATGGAAATGTTGACGCCAAAGAAAGACGGACAGAACGGAGGACAGCAGGGAGCAGCACCACCGCCACCAACGCCAAATGATGATTTGCCGTTTTGAAAATGAGATTTGAAATTGAAATAAAAATTCTGGCGGGTTCCCGTCTGATTGGCACCCGGACAAAAGGAAATAAGGTTATTGCGGTTTGTGAGTTTATCCCGCCGAAACAACCGGAACCGGAGCCAAGACGACCGATTGGTTTTGCAGTATATGACCAGCCCGCCGGGAATAACAAAAAAGCGAAATGATATGCAGTACAGCAATAAGGATTACAACCCGGAAAAGCATGACCGTTGGCGTGCTTTGACCGTAAAACAGCCATACGCAAATGATTTGGTAGCGGAGGCGTACAAGGATGAAAACGGTATTGTTTACGGGGAAAAGACAATTGAAGTTCGGAGCAAAAACACGTCATACCGTGGCGACGTACTGATATGTTCCGCAGCGGCCCCGGTTTATCCGGGAATGGAAAGCGGCGTTACTTTGGGATTGGTTGAGTTGTACGACGTGAAGCCGATAAAAGAGTTTACGCCGGAGGATTGGGAAAACACCCGGATTCCAAAGGAAAAGAGGGCAAAAATAACAAAGGGTTTCGGATGGATGATGCGCAACCCAAGACGTGTTGTTGAAATGCCAATTAAGGGGCAATTGGGTATCTATAATCTCGTATATACCAAGGGCGAAATAATACAATACCCCCGGAAAATGGTAATTGACAAAAAGAGTTGGGAACAGATAAAAAAACAGATAGAGAAATGAAAACAATCGGATTCCATATTGGACGTATCGGGTTTTGTTTGTATCTGCAAAGTTTGTGGAAGTATAAGCAATTTTATTTGACGCCCGGAGTTATGGTTGAGGGCGTAAAAGGACATGACGTTTATTTAGATATTGAAATTAAATTGCTTTGTTTTTCCGTTGGTTTCCGGCTGATATGGATAAAAACCAAAAGAAATTATTAACTTTGTAATGTAAAATACTAAAAACGTGAGCGATGAAAGAGATAACAAAAATATTGCCATTAAATGAGGCGGCAAAGTTTCAAAAATCCGCAGGCAAATATGATTGCACAATTACGGAATTGGCGGTAATGGGAGCAGGGAAAGCAAGAATTTCAATTTCCGGAACAGAGGAAAATTTGGATTTGTTGGTTAGTTCGATAGAAAATGAGAATAAAGAAACCACAACCGTTTGACCCCGATAGGCAATACAGCCCCGGCAAACATGCAGTTTACCGGGGTATGGTAATAATTGCGGAAAGATGGGTTAAACCGTCTGATAAACTGATTGAAAAGGTTGGCAAATTTGTATGTTTGAGTAGATGCGCATGTTGCGTTATCCATAAAGACGATTGCCTGGCGGTTGGGCTTAAATGCCACAGAACAAGCCGTAGCGATAACAAAGTAATATATTTCAGAAAATTATATAACATAACAGAAAAAAGCGATGGAAAAGAAAAGATTTATTCCGTTTGATGCGGAAACGTTTTTGATGATTGAAGATGTAACGGGAACAGAACCGGAAGTTACAGAGAAAGAAAATTACTTTGAACTTAAAATGTACGCCCCGGATAAAGAGGAAAGAATAATTGAAGCCGCAATATGTGCAGTTCAAGGCAGATACGGAAAAAGAATAAAAGACGTAAAGACGATTAAAGAACAAAACCTTTTGCGTGGTGCAATATTCTTTGTTGAATACGAAAAAGGGGCGGGAAATTTGCCAAATGAGTTGCGCACAAATTTAGGTATGCCGGACGAAACCGCCGGGGATATTTATTGCCGCCGATTGTTAGAAGTTCGTGCATTACCCGTAAAGCGTGATAATTGGGAAAAATTGCAGATTTTTACCGGAGGCGGAATAATGCAGATTCCGAGAACGCCCGGAGGTTTGGCGGTTTATTCATTCCCGACCGAAAACGGCGTAATGTTGGACGTACCGGAGGGAAATTTTATTGTATTGACACCGGACGGAAAATTTGGCAAAATGGATATGCAAACGTTTATGGCTAATTTTGAAGAAAAAGACGCCAATACCGCCGGATTGACCTTTGACGAAAAGAGATTGTTTGAAAAGATGAATAAACTTTTCGGCAAGAATATAGAAAAAAGATTGGGAAAATTAGCCGAGGAATACAACGAATTGTTTGAAGCGTTTGAAAGATATTTAAGCAGGGAAAAAACGCAAAGAGAAATAAACGAAATTAATCCCGGAACGCATGATATTATCGACGAATTGGCGGACGTAAACGTTGTTTTATTCCATATTGCGGCATTATTAGGGTATAGCCAAAAGGAATTGCAGGAAATGGCATATACTAAAATTGCAGGACGTGAGAAAAACCCGGAATTTATGCGCAAACACCCACACAACAAACCGGAAAGCCCGGTTTGCGGTAATATGCAGCAGGAAACCGCCGAACAATACAAACATTTTGAGAACCGTTTTAACAAAAGACTATGACAAACGAAGAAAAAGAAGAATTAAGAAAAAAAGCGTTGTTCCTTACAAATACGGCGTATCTTTTGGCGGACATGGCACATACATGCGTTTTTTACGCTGATGATAAATTAAACCATTTAGGCAAATGCTTTGAAAAGGGCGAAAAAATGAGATTCAAAAAAGCCGCAAAGTTGACAAAAGAAGCATTTAAAGCCGTCAAGGAAATAACGGAACCATTGTATAATATTACCGACGTTGATAATGCGTGTATTGATAGCGATTATCTTTTGGAAGTTATTCAGTTGGTAATAAACAGAACCGACGAAACCGAGGAAAGCAAAACGGCGATGTTGGAATACATAAAGAAGTTACCACAAATTGAACATATAGAAGTTTAAGCGTATGAAAAAAGATTTTAAACAAGAACTAACCGAACTTATTAATAAGCACTGTTTAGAAAAGGAAATGAGAGATACCCCGGATTTTATTTTGGCACAAGTTTGTATTGATGCAATGGCGGTATTTTCGGAAGCAATCGCCCGCCGTGACGAATGGTACGAATTCAGAAAGGCAGACGAAAAGAGTTCGCAGGATGCAAAACACAATTACCCGGATGATAGCAATATTTGCAAAGACCGTTTTAAATGTGCTGACTTTATGAGAACGCAACCAATTGCAAATCTGATTCAGCGTTTCAAGACGACAACGGACAAAGAGGAAAAAACAGCAATCGCCGGATTGCTAAAACAGATAAACGCCGATGCGTCGGGAAAGCCTCAAAATGATATACCGGAAGAAGTAAAAGAAGTTGCCGGAAAGTTGGCAAAGGCTTTTGGCGCACGTGTTGAGATACACCGTATTGAGATACCGGAAAAGAAACGTAAGTTTAGAAAGAAACCAAGAAAGGAGCAAGGCAAAGAAACCCGTTGAATTTCCCGGCGTGAATGTAGTATTTGCAAAAGACCAACCGGAATACATGCCGTTACCTGCAATGAAAATCCCTAATGACCCGCAGGGGCTTATAATTACCAAATGGCAGTTATCCCCGGAAGAATTGGAGAGAGTAAAAGAAACCGGAACAATACATTTGTCAATGCTGACGTTTAACCAACCATTGCAACCCGTATTGTTAACCGTAGATTTACCAACAGAAAAATAATAAAGTTATGGATAAAGAAACATACGTAAAAAGAATGGCAGAATTAAACCATATAAGGGAAAAGGCTTTGCAGTTTAATGATAAAGAAAGGGAAAAAGCAGTAGAAAGCTATAATGCTGCAAATTGTCCTTTCAAGGTAGGCGAAAAAGTTATATTTACCCTAAACAGAAGCGGAATAATTGAAAAAATATATGCAAATGATTATGGAGTTTTTTCGTATGATATAAGAACCATAAAAAGGACGGGGAACCGTCAAAGATAATTATTCATACAAATACATGGGACAAGATATATAAGGCATAAAAAACGCCCCGGAATTATAACCGGGGCTTTGCCGTTTAGGTACAGAAACGAAAGAAAGCCAAAATAAATCCCGTAGGGCGACGAAAATACAAAAGACAATAAAAGTATCAAGGAACAAACGAAACCCGCTTAAAACGAAAATTCCCCGAAAATAACAAGCAAAGGGAAAGCGACGTTTGAGAGGAAAGCAAAGTAAATGGCTTTGCTGTTATAAAAAGGTTTGAAAAATGGAAGCGAGTAAAAGACAAAGGGGCGGACGCCCGAAAATGTGCAAACGAACAAAAGACCAAAGGGAGTTTGATTTGGCTTTTTGTTCAAATCTGTTTTTACGTGGTTACACGTATAGGGAGATTTCGGAAAGACTGAATGAGGAAAACGCCTGGCGTGGCGTCGGTTATACCATAACAAAACAAATGGTATATTGGGATATGCAACAATTGCTAATTGAGTGGAAACGTGAACGTATGGAAAATATAGACGATTACGTTACGCAGGAATTGCGAAAGTTGGATAAAATGGAGGTTGAATTGTGGGAGGCGTGGGAACGTTCAAAGACCGGGAAATTGCGAGAGAAAAACAGACAGAACGCAAAGCCCCGTAAAGTGTTGGAGGATGGCGACAACCCGGAATATTACGGGTATGAGGAAACCACAACGGAAACGTCCGCCGGAAACCCACGGTTTTTGGATTTGCTTTTGAATGTGCAGCAACGCCGGGCAAAGATGTTGGGATTTGATGCGCCAATAAAAGTTGATATACCGGGAATAAAAGAAAGTATAAATGGCGATGCACCGAAATACGATGTATCAGCAATCCCGGACGACCTATTGTTTGCGGTCGCCGATAAATTGCAAACAGCAGAATATAAAAAACAATTAGCAGAAAAAGGAGTAATTGACGATGGTACGAACAACAAAGAATAATATCAAGAAAAAAGATGAACCGAAACCCGTACACACGTGCGGGAATTGTGGTTGGGGTAAATATTATTACGACCATTCAAATTTGGATATGGACGGGAACCCAATTTGTTTAAAATGCCCGTTTGTCGAAAATCGCAGTATAATACGTTCGGAAAAAGCGTGCGACAAATGGAAAATGAAACAATAAATTGGTTGTTTTTTAAGATTTCGGTTTTTAAGTTAGAAAAAAATACGGGGGTAAGACAAAAATATATGGTCTATTTTTAAGAATTAAACAAAATGGATAAAGAACAATTGCTTAAAATGTATGCAGCATTGAAAAACA